TTACGTATTCCGGTACGATCAGGTTATTCTGCTTGACTCCACGATTCAAGACATCATCGATGCCAACACTGATGTGGACGGCAACATTGGTGACACCAAGCTTATTGCTGCTGACTGTCTAGATGCTATGGCGGTCAATATGATCCTGATCCTCAAAAAGATCAAGATCCTGGACTTGCAGACGGATGGTCCAGCGATGGCTAAAGAGATGCGCGCAGCTGCCAAGGCTATGCGTGATCTGGTGCTTGACGAGTCTGTATTTGATATGGCTGAGCTTGTCTACGATACGCCCAGCTGGTGTGAGAAAGTGTTCAAGGACTGGGAGAGGGCTGACCTGTGAGACAGATCCTTGACTCTCGCTTGCGCATAGCGATACCTGAGATGTGGCCGTCACGGGTTACTATTCGTACGGCCACAGTCTCTGTCAATGCTGCGAACCAGCCGGTCATCACAGGTTTTACTTCTGTGGCTGGAATGATCGATCTTGAGGCTCGTATGGCACCCTTCATTGTGCTGAGGCCCGATGACACTCAGATACGTGAACAGGCTGTGACACAGGATCTCAAGCGGCGTAACTGCAAGCTGAATAGCTACCAGCCGACTATCGTCAATGACATGTACGCCTTGATTGACGGCACCAACTACAAGATTGTGGGCGTGGAGCCTGACAGCTGCCACTTCAGCACTCGCCTACACCTGGAGTTAATCACACCCTAATGGCTAGTGTTCGCGTTACTACAGGTCGGCGTTCAAGGGCTGCTGGGGATCAGGTTGGACTCCAGGTCAATACGTTTGGCCTGACTAAGCTTGCTGCTGGGATCAATGGAGAGGCCATTGCCAACATTCTGTATGAGGCGCTACAACCCGCTCTACAGGATGCCCGTGCAGAGTGGCCGGTGCTTACAGGTGCTAGCTTGTCTACTATGGAGGTGGCCATCTCGGAGATAGGCCCTACTCATGCCCGCGCTGTGCTTCAGGTTGGCGGTGAGAAGCTGATAGCTCACCCTGACAATGAATCCAAGAAAGATTATGCCCCATTCATCGAATTCAATGGCTCTCCCACAGGCAAGGGTCAAGGGGCTATCAGTAACGCTATCTTCGGTAATGATCGACAAATCAGGGCTGATGTCCATGCGGGGATAGCAGCTTTGATCAGGGGGCTACTGGCGTGAACACTTTTGTAGCTGAGGTGATACAACTCCTAAAAGGCCACTTCACGTCTAGCCTGGGTGGAATCTCGCCAGTGCCCCTGCCTCCTTCCGCTACCTTCCCCTACGTTACCGTGCAGGAGATCACGGTTAAAGAGGTGGAACATTTGACTGGGCTCAGTGGGGTCCAGCAGACAATCATACAAGTTAATGTATGGGCTAAGGACTTTGAAAGTGCTGGTACGGTGCGTGATTCCGCTAAGCTTTACCTGTGTGGCTTCTCGGGCACAGCGGGTTCGAGGGTCATCCAGGGAGTTAATCCTGTGGTTGATTCTATGCTGCATGATGGTGTACGTTCTCTTCATCAGGGAGTAACAAGGGTTATGGTCACATGGGGATAATGCAGAGCACATTAGACTATACCTGGAATACCCGCAATCGTAAGGGCCTCAATCACTGTCAGTGCATTGACTGTCCCTATGACACTCTGGGCGCTGGTGCAGGTGTCAAGATGAGGGCTCACTGTCAGGCTAAGGGCCATGGCATACCCACAGAGTATAAGGGTGAGATCCAGGAGTACATCTCCAGAGTCAATGGGGAGGGCACCAAAAGCGTAATAATTACACTTGGGTACCTTTGCTGGAACACCCGCGATATCAGTGTGGAGGGTGTGCAAGCCCTGGTTGCTGAGGCTGAGAGGCTTATCCAGCTTGGTAACTTCCCCATGATCTGTGTGGTTGACAATGGGTCAACTGACGGCACTATGGAGGCCATACGCGCATCCTTCAATGGCAAGCTGCCCCACTATCTACATCTGTGCGACTTGCCGCGCAATATGGGCAACTGCACAGCCCGCAATGTAATCATCGACTTTGCCAAGATACAGGGTTCCAAGTACACCCTATTCATGGATGGTGACATTGAGATAGTTCCGCTATCGTCTTACACGATGATGCGGTATCTGGAGTGTCACTCTGATCTAGGGGTGATCGGTGCCTACTCGGCTAACTTCTCGGACAAGCGGCACGAATGCGCCACCAATCTGATAGAGATACCTGAGTCTCGTACCCGTGATGATATCCGGTGCGCCTGGACTCAATACGGCCTGTTCCGCACTGAGCTGTTCCATAAGGGTGTGAGGTTCGATGAGGGCGGTCCCTTTGGCGGCCCAGGCTGGGGGTATGAGGATGATGATCTCCACTACCAGATTAGGGCAGCTGGTTATAAGAATCGCTATTTCGGAGGGATGCGCTATCTACATCGTGCACTACACTCCTCTTGGCCTGAGCTTGAGGCCCAGGGTATCAACTTGGATAGGATGTTTGTTACTCGAAAGTCCTATTTGGTACAGAAGTGGCGGAAGCTAGGACTGGACCCTGTTATACTTAAGTTGTTGGAAGGACAGCAGTTACCTAAGGCAGAATGGTATGTCAAGCCCAAACTTAATCATAACGCCGACTGAGGAAGACCTGGAGAAGCTCCGGGGCTACAAGATTGGCAAGTGGAAGGATCGCAAGCATTACATGTGCATCTACTGCCAGTATTCCACTTTGTGGATGTCAAAGATGACCAAGCATCAAGCGGAGGATAGTCACCCCTGGGCCTTCCCAGGTCAGAATCCAAAACCAGTAGGGGAAGCTCGTGAGTACGACGAGCCCGACTACTAAGGAGCAGACAATGGCAACAATCGCGATTATCGCAAACGGCACACTTCTAAAGATTGGTGATGGCACTTCACCGGAGCAATTCACCACAGTCCCCGAAGTGACCAAACTGTCTGGCCCGTCCATCAAGTTTGACTTGCTGGATGCGACCAGTCACGATTCCGTAGGCTTCTTTCGGGAGTTCATCCCCGGCTTGGCTGACGGGGATAACGTGGCGTTCGATTGTAACTGGAGGCCGTCCAACGAGATTCATATCGAGTTGCGGACTAACAGCTATGCTCGTACGCTTACCAACTTCCAGACCATCTTTCCGGATGACTCCGACAACACGGTGGACTATGCCACCTACGTGCAAACGATCAGCCCTAAGGCTGACATCGGAACCATCCTGATGGCATCTGGTACACTCAAGGTCACTGGCCAGCCTAACTGGTCGTAAAAAGGAGAGTGTATGGTGAGGGCTATTGACGGAGAGACGGTAAGAGTTGTTAGCAGCAAAGAAGCGGCGGCACTGCGGAAGGAGCGGATTGCAGAGACGTTTCAACTCGATCCGCTCACGACCATTAACCTGAAGGGCAAGATCTATACCATGGAGCTTAACAACTTCGCGGTTAAGGGAATCCTCAAGGACACTGGTTACAACCTGTTATCGGCTGGGTTCGGGATTAAGGAGGTGCAGGACCCCGAGATACTTGGGGCTTTGCTGTACTGGTCCTTGATTGAACACCAGCCGGATCTGACGCAAGAGGCTGTAGATAAGCTGTTCGGCTATCGTCATTACGCTTACGTCCTTGAGTGTCTCAAGGTCGCGCTTGACTTATTCCTGCCCGACATGTCGGACGTACAGATTGAGGGTGTGCGGGAGAAGCAGGAAGTAAGAGAGGGAGAGGACCCTCTCTAGCCTCAAACAAGTCGTGGTTACAGTACTGGGCTGTGGCTCGGTGTTTGGGGCTGTCTTCTGAAGAGTTCTGGAAGTCATCCCTAGCCAAGGTCACAGCCCTTTATGATGTGCGTATCAATCAGTGGGACCGCCGTCGTGACTTCTTTCCGGCTCAGCTTGCTTCCTACCAGTTAAATAAGGCTAGGCAGAACGCAACAGATAAGGCGTTCAATGCTGATGACTTACTCCTCCAGCAGTATCCGCCACAGAAGAAAAGCGTAATAATTACACTTGATCCCGATCGCGGGGCAGGTGGAAATTGGAAAGATCTCAAGTCTGCCTTGAAGGGCGTAAGTGCTAACAAAGCCCGTAAACTAAGGAAGAGGAAGATACACAATGCCAAACCGTAGCACCACTGGTTCTGTAGCTGATCTCTTCGCTACTCTTGGGCTGGATGCCTCCCCGCTTGCAGATGAGGTGGTATCTGTCAAGGCGCTTATCCAGGGCTTTGCCGGTGATGCGATTGTAAGCCTCAAGTCTATCCAACAGTCTATTGACGCCACCGCTACCCAGATGGGAGTCAGTCTGGGCCAAGCTGCCACTGGTGCAACTGTCGTAGCGGAGGCTCTCACTCAGATGATGATTAGTGGGCAATCCGCTAAGGCATCTCTGCTAGGCCTCAATGTCGCTGTCAACGACATGGTTGAGGGTGAGGCTCGGGCAGCGGCAGCAATGAATGAGATTGAGGCGCAGATCTCATCCAATGAAGCTAAGCGCTTAGCCGTGATGAAAGAAGTGGCTATTGCTGAGAAAGCTGCCAGTGAAGCTAGGATTTTACGGTTCAATCAGGAGGCCCAGGCATCTGCTCAAGCGGCTGCCATTGATCAGGCTACGGCAGATGCAAGGATACTATCTGCTAATCAGATGGCGGCTGGGGAAGCTAGGGCCGCTGCGATTGAGGAAGAGTTAGCTAATGCCCGTGTAGCCTTTGCAAATGAAGTAGCAGCTGGCACAGCCCGTGCAGAAGCCATGCAGACTGAAGCGGTTGACGCTGCGGTGAAAGCACGCATCCTACGCTACAACCAAGAGGCTGAAGCGGAGATGAGGGCGGCGGCTATCCGCAAAGAAGCTGAAGCTGCTGACTCCATTCCCATGCGTTTGGGCCTACGCGCTGGCCCTGGTGGTGTGTCGCCTACTGTGGGCTCTGGTGCAAGCGGTCTGATTGCGGGTGGTGTTGCTGTTATTGCGGGGTATGAAGCAATCAAGCAGTTTGCCGCATTTGATGACGCGATGAATAAATCGTTGTCCATCATGAAGGATGTCACAGAGTTCCAGAAAAGTGAGATGACTAGGGTAGCCAAAGACTTGGCTGTCCAGTATGGCATCTCTGCAACCGAGATTGCTCACGGCTTCTACACTCTGGCCTCAGCTGGCCGCGACACTGAAGACGCGTTGAAAGACATGCCCGCTGTTGTGAAGTTTGCTTTCACTGCCAGTGCTGATGGTGTGATGAAGATTAGCACTGCGGCTGAGACTTTGACCAGTGTGTTTAATGCTCTCAAGGGCAGCGGTCAGTCCATTGAGCACATCTCTGATCTGTTGATCAAGGCGGACTCGATTGCTCAGGGCACTGGTGAACAGTTCGCTAAGGCTCTCGCTG